GGAAAAATATATTATAGCCATAAATACGACGGAAAAACTTATTACTATTAAATCCTTGAATGACGGATCAACGACACAAAGGAATTTCCTTAAAAACTTCGATTGGCAAGGGGATAGCACAGGTTTTAGTTATGCGGGCGAATTTATAGGGATGTCGCACCTTAATGATATAATAATCTTAGATACCACAGAGGGCAAGTATTATTTCTTTTGGGATGAAAATGCAGACCCGGAAGGAAGGGGTAATTTTGTATGGCTAAACGAGCTTCCTGTCCCTGTGTTGAATGTGAAAAGAAATACAGAAGCTGATTTTATTAACATAGGAAAGGTACAAAATACATTTCAATATACAAGAGCACTCAACGAGCCTGTATATTCAAGCGACACATTAGATAAAGCCTCAAAAGAATATAAAGCGCATTTAGAATATGTGTTCTCAAAAGCATTAAAAAATAACATTATACATGGAGCTTTTTACGTAAGGGCAGCATATAGGATGTTTGACGGTACTTATATTTACCCAAGTAATCCTATTTTCGTTTGTAATTATACAGATTGGTATTATGACGATGAGTATAATGGTAGAATATACCTTATAGTAGAAGGGAAAATGGTAAAGTATAAAAAAGACGCCAATCCTGATGAGGTATATACATACCAAACATATGTTAAAGCATTCCATGGAAGCAACTTTGGAGCTTCATCTGACTTAGATAATACAAGAGCCTATAAATATAAATGGAAAATCAAAATTCCCGTTAATACTTTAAGGATACTTCAAAAGTGGTTTGATAAAGGATTAATAACTTCGATAGATTTATTTATTACTAAGCCTGATATGTTTTGGGAATTTAAAGATAATATAGTAGACCAATGGTCAGAATACGACTCAAACTCTGATTATGTATGGAGAAAAACACGTGAAATATCCCCTATATCATTCAATAAAGATATTACTGAAACCGACCTTTCAAAAAAGATATTTTATAAAGTAGACACTATTAAAGATTTTAAAGATATAGACATTGAATACGATAATAACTATTGGGCAATAAAAAATAAAGAATCATTTATTCAGTTTAAAAACGCTATTGACATAGAGACAAACCAAACATTACCTATAAATAATACATATATAGTCCCGAAGTCTTCAAACTATAAGCTTTACAATTCTATACTTCATCTTTTAGGAGTAAAAAATTACTTTAAAAATCCACCTTATCTATATGAAAGGCATGAAAATGTAAACGGATATAGTGATTGTGAGCTACATTTTTTAATAAGTGAAGGGACAAAAGAGTTTTGGGTAAAAGTGCCTATAAATAAGTTTTATGCTTACGCTGCTTCTGCTACTACTTTAAAATTTACCGTATCTGATAATATTATTTACTACCCTGATTACAGAGCTAAGAAAGCCAATGTAACGTTTTTAAAAAGCAGTGTAAGAAGAGTATATAAGTCTATAAATCTTTTATCATTTGTTAATCATAACTTATCAATAGAAGACAACAAAAGAGACTTTATTAAATCAAGCGGGGATATTTCTGTTTATGGCATGACCCCTACAGATGAAAACAACTACAGCCAGATTTTAATAGATACTACGGCCACTTATCCCGAAGTAGACTACGAAACTATAGATTCCTATGAAGACCTTAATAGAATGCAACTTTCTGCAACGGACAATCCTTTTATCTACCCTCCTGATCGCTCCTATCGTTATGGAGACAAATACAATAAAATTATAGGAGCAGAAACGGCAGCAGTAGAGCTTCAAGACTATAACTTCGGAAGATTTCCTTTATATGTTTTTACCGACAACGGGATATTCATCATGGAAGTTGGCAGTTCGGATATAGCCTATTCAACACAGCATTTATACCGTCAGATGCTTTGCTTAGACAATAAAAATGTAATTAAAAACTGTAGAGGGGTGATTTCATTTTTAGCAGAAGACGGAGTAAATATAATCATAAATGGAAAGATTATAAATGTAACCAAACAGCTTGAGGGCAATAATAATCTAAAATATAGTGAAGCAAATCTTCATCTTTTGGACGATATAAATAGATTAGTAGAAGTAAATACACCTTTTAGAAATGCAACTGATTATTTTTTCAGAAATTCACATGTAGCTTATGATAACCTTTACAATGAAATTATATTTATAAATGAAAATTTCAGCATTCAGTTTGTATTGAATTTAAATAATCTCACATTTTCTATCAGAACTGACAAAGTAGGATTAAAAAGAGAATATTCACAGGTAATACAAGTAGACAATCGTTCTATACTATGCGCTAAAGAAAATAATTTTTGGACTTTTTATTCTACAAATGAATATGATAAAATTCCAAATGTAGAAGGGAGGGGAAATGTATTATTTGTTTCGACTATCATTCCATTTCATCAGTATTTTCGAATAGAACACATGATAACTCGATTTGAACTTAGTCCTATAATTTTAGATGATGGTCAGATATTAAGATATAGCATTAAGTTATTTCTTTTAGGAAGTCGAGACGGCATAGAATGGAAACCTATTGCAGGCGGAGAGAAAAACTTGATAGGGGAAAGCATAAATTCATTAGAAATTAGGAGAGCCTTTACGTCGGTAAGATATATACAGGCAGTATTTTATGCGACCTATAATGATATGAATGAAACTATAGTAAAACAAATTCTACAAGGTCTTTATACTATAGACAACGATGTATTATTAACTAATTCATTTTCTGAGTTTGACATAGAACCTGAAAAAGAACATAACACAAAACTACGATGATAAAAGACATAAGCACATTAAGCTCTAAGAGGATAAGAAATAGAATTGGAGTTTCTAAAAATAAGACTTTTTACGACTTCGATAAAAGCAAGGTTTTTAATAAATACAAAAAGAACCAAGAAGAAAATATGAAAGAACTCCTAATTTGGAAGGAGCATTGGGATTCTTTATACTATTTCAGAAAAGATTATTTGAAAGCTTGTGATTATATTATAGGAAATCAATTAGAGGAAATTATCACCTATAAGGGGGCGAGAATGACAAAAAGAAATGCCATTAAACTTCAAGGCAAAACGCCTGTAGTGGTAAATGTTATTTTTGAGTTGATGAACTCTATATTAGGTAGTTTTTCAAACTCACAGCCAAAGTCTCAAGTAGTAGCAAGGGGAAGTGGTAGCAGGGAAGCATCAGACCTACTTACCAATTCTTTACATTCAGTATTAGACCTCAATCAAGCGAGAGAATTAGATATACAACAACTACAGATATTCCTTGCATCTGGAGCTGCATTTTTTAATATCCAAGACAAATGGCATAGTGATATTTTAAGGAAGGAAGCATATATTACTGTTATTAACCCATGTGAAATGTTTTTTAACTCTAACACTAAAGATGTAAGAGGGGATGACATTTATCTTATAGGACAGATTATAGAGACCACACGAGAAAACGCCATAGCTACATTCGCTAAATCTCAGGAAGAAATTGAAGTTTTAAACCACATTTTAGAACCAGCTATAGATGAGTATATTTCTACAATTCATGGTTTAACTTCTGAACAGATGAAGAGCGTTGATTTCTTTATTCCAACAGACCCTTCTAATATCAGAATCTATTTAGGGTGGCAAATAAAGCGTGAATTTCGAGTTATAGCCAAAGACCCATTAGACGGTACAAAAGAGGAAATAAAAGGGGATATATCTAAAATTATAAGCGCAATAGAGCAAGAAAATAAAATAAGATACGATCAACTTAAAGCAAGGGGGGATTTAGACGATGATACCATAATAAATTCGCTTATAACAGCCGAAACACGACTTGTAAGCTTTTGGACTTATAAATTTCTCACCAAAGAAGGGTACTGCTTAGAAGAAGGGGAAAGTCCGTTTGAACACAAATCACACCCTTATGTTTTTATACTCAGACCGCTTATTAATGGTGAAGTATATGGATTTTTAAAACCATTACTTCAAATCCAAGACGTAATAAACGAACAATACATGATGTTGAAATGGTTGATAGAAGCATCAGCAAAAGGGTTATTGATGATTCCAACATCAGCATTAGAAGGAAGTGGTTATGATATTAACGATTGGGCAGAAGCATGGACAGAAACCGGAGGAGTAATAGCTTATACCGCAAAACAAGGTGTACAGATGCCTACTGAAATAACATCAAACTCTACCGATGCAGGCATTAAACAAATGTTAGACATCACTATAGGAATTATGGATAAGATAGGAGGCATTTCTAAGGCAGCAAAAGGACAAGAGGTAAGCTCAGGAACGCCGGCAAGTCTATATTACCAAATGGCACAAAATTCCTCTCAGAATATAGCCACTACCATGAAAGCCTTTGAAAATTTGCTTTTACAAAGGGATACAAAGGTAATTAAGGTTGAAATTCAACTTAGGGAAGATGGCGACTATGTGGATTACGAGGAAATCGAAAATGAAGGCATGTTATGGAAATCAGAACTGATTAAAGATATGCCATTTAAAGTAGTCGTAAAGAGTGGAGCAGATAATCCGGTTTATAAGATGACAATCGAAGAAACTCTACTTAAACTTTTAGAAACT